GGGTAATCCCATAGTCATATTAGGTGTGGGTTCTCCTGTCTGTGAATCTTTGTTAGACCATTTTATGCTGGAATCTGCCCCGAACCTCTTCTTGTAGTTTATGATAGCAACTATCATACTAGCTGCAGTTAAAGAGATCACAGGGTCTATGTCAGTACCACCAGCTGTATAATCGATCTCTACATTTGCGTTTCCTCGAGGAAAGATCTCATTCTCAAGCTGAATGATATTCTTTTGTACTATGAAGTCTGTAGCCAACACTGATACCCCATTGATCCGCACGTCTTGAACAGATACAATTGGAGGATCTTTTACCCGTAGGTACGGAGTGCCATCTCCATTATGAACCTCATCTGTGATCACAACTTCTGCGCCTAGATAAGGGGTACCCAGGTGTTGGCGTATCAGACCCTCGACCTGTAGAGACCAAGAATCCTCAAGCTCTCCCTTTGGTATTGGGTGCATATTAGTAACATCTTCTTTAGTGCATAACTCCCAGGCTGCCATCTTGCCTCCAGTCCAAACTTGTACTAAACACCACCTACGACACATTCGTGGTTTCAGTGGTTCATTATCTACAATCGATTATTCCTAAAAAAAGATACTCCCTGGGACCGTGGGCCCCAGGGAGACAGAGAGGAGAGTGAGATAATAGCTTGAGAGCCCCCAGGGTAGGGGGCTCGGGTTATATTAGATTGTCACCCAACTAGCTTACGCCAGTTTTGCGTGCCGAATGACAGCGTTGACGTTGGGGTAAACCAACTTGAATGCCAAGTAGGACTTGAGCATATAGTCGTAGCTATCCTTCACACGGGCCAACTCAACGAAGCTCAGCAGTTTTCCAACCTGCCGACCCATGTCATCGACCATTCCGACGTATGAGCCACCACGCTGTGGGCGGGCGTTGACAAGAACAATGTTCTCTTCGCCAGCAGCCAGAGGCTTGATTGCGATGTCAGACTTGCTGCCATCGTCAGTGTACGCCTCTACAGAACCATTTACGGTTCCAGCGGAGTCATAGGTCTTTGCGGGAATGATATCGATCAACTGGACATCGCCAGTGTCGGTTTTGCGGAAGATCATATAAGCTTTTGCATTCGCATCAGCTGTCCAGGACAGATCAACCGAGAAGTTGGGCGTACCAGCAGTCCGGGCTGTTGACAGTGCGCTGGCAACCTGTTCACCATACATGGTGACAGATGCAATCTGGTGCTGGAAGTCAGAACCATCGGTCAGCGTTCCGCCAGATGCCAGGGCCGAAGTCAGGGCCGGGCTTGTCGAGGTACCTGCGGGAACCACGAAATCGCTTTCGTAGATCGGGGCACCTGCGTAAGATGCCATGACGATTTTACCATCGTCCAACACTGCCTCTTGTAGGGGCAGGGAGACTTTGGCCTGGAGGCCGTCAACAACCTGTTTCATCCGTAGACCCATGATCCAAAAGCGAGGATCATTGCGGACTTGGCGATAGCCAGCAGCCTTGGCAACCGCAGCATCCAGGTCGTCCAGAGTGATTTTGTTTCCGCCAGCATCGATCACGTTGCCTGGGGCATACGCAAACAGACGGGGCAGAAGTCCAGAGTATTGATAGGCATCTCCGGTAAAGCCGATATCATTGGCAGTACCGTACAGAGCACCAAACTCCATCAGATCCGCCATACCTTCCAAAGAGCCTTCCAGCTCTACGGAAAGTGCGTCAATAAACTTTTCGTCTACTGCCTGGGCAAATCCGGTTACACCACCCCAAATGCGCTGAATCTTCAGCTGAACAGTCTTACGGGAATATGTCCCTGACTGTTGGTTCATTGGGGTCGTCTCGCCTTCGAACCAACCCTGCGGGTGACTCGTGCGGACATTATATTCGTGGGTCTTGCTCTCGGCCTGTTGCACGTCCATCAGCTGGGCCAACGGTTGGAGCTTCATCAGCTCTTCGTGCAGAATAGCATCAAGGTCCTCTGCTTGCAGAGCATCTTGGGCCGAGGTCAGCAAGGCTTTCTTTAACTCACTGGGCATTGCTTCCCCCTTATAGATATTTTATAGTTTGTGCCTTAGTCTACCTTGAAGAACATCTTCAAAGCAGAACGCAGGTCTTTCACTTCCGGAGTGTCCTCTTCCGCATTGCTATCTAAGTCGATATCAGTAGCGGGGATTCCACCTTCCCGGTTTACAGGAGCTGATTTTTCCTCTTCAACCTCTTCCGGCTCTTCCTGGGTTTCCTCGATCTCTTCTACTTCATCTTCACTTTCGATCTGATCAATGCCTTGATCCTCTGTCGAAGTCTCCAGATTCCGTAAAACAGCATCAAGTCGCTCAGTAAAACCATCCATGGTTTCAGCGTACTTGTTCAGCATATCCGTCATTCCAATCACAGCGTCCATAAGACCCTGTTCCAACACCACTACATGGTTGGAGTCTTCCAGCTCTTCCTGATCTTCCTCGGTTTCGCCTTCAACATCCTTCTCCATCTCGATTTCGTCTTCCGATTCGGCAACCTCTTCGTCCTCTTCGATTGCTTTCTCTTCTTCGATGACCTCTTCGGTCTCCGGTTCGACTTCCTCGATGGTGTCCTCTTCAAGGATTTCCTCCTCGATAACCTCGTTCTCTAAGGATTTTTCTTCCTCGGGCATATTTCCCTCCAAATGCATATTTACTAGCGACGCCATACTTTTGGCTACGGTATCAAAACCGTGTTGTTTTGCCAGGGCTCTTAAACCGTCGGTAGCTTCAAGTCCCTTGAGAGCAGCGTCATAATTTGCGGGATGGTCCACCAGGGATATCTCCGCTAATTGGTAATCGTTGATCAGAAGGCCCCCGTCTTCGAGAAACTCGACATCTTCAAACTTGATAAGAGCACCAATGCTTAGGGCCTTCAACAGACCCTGCTCTACTTCGAATGCAGCGTCTTTATCAATAACTTTAATTTCAACTTCGTTCCATTCGAGGCCGTCTTCTTTTCCGATGCCGACAATCTTCCCTACTGGGCGGGGTTGGTGCATGTAGCGAATATTACCCCATTGCCGATATGCCCCGAGAGCACGTTCTGTAGCACTCCTGGTGATAATATCACCAAACTCATCTTTATTGTCCGAAGTGAAGTAGCCCCTGGTAACCAGGAACCCATCTTCTGACTTAGAGAAGTCCTTACTTAGAGGAATGCCGATAATCTTGGTAAGGTTTTCCATATTAATCCCCGTATTCTGCAGCCATCTGTACCAGCTTCGCAGCAAACTTTGGCCCGAAGGCCCTGTTCAACTCTGCCCTGGGTACTTCTCGGACCATCTCAAACGTAATCCCAGGCTGATTTCCAGGAAAAGCTAGTTTCTCAGGCCAGTCTGATTTCCAACGGGTGTAAACTTTCTCAGTCTCCTCCTCAGTAAGGTACCCGTCGATTATTGTACCTACGGCAAGGCTCGTCCCCTGCCTGTATCTCGTAGTCTCAACATTTAAAGGCATAAAAATCTCCTATTCTCTTCAATTGGATTTATAAATAAAATGCAAATGCTATTTCTCATGCATTTTCTTTCCGATCTCATTTACCATCGCCCTGGCTGCGGTAGAAGCTATCGCATCTGTCAATTGGTAGACAGATCTAACAATAGGATCTGCCGTATACCAGACCTTTACACGCTTGCACTCAGGGCAGGTAACAACAAGATTGGGCCCATTTGTCCTCATCTGCTCACCAGGAACAGACGGATGCAGCTCTCCACCCAGGACCTTTCCAAGAGTAAAGCCACATTCAACACATAACCATTCTACTTTTCCCATAGCTCATAAACCGTTTGTAACGCAGACTGGAATACATGGTCGATCTCTTCCGGAGTTTCTGCTTTATGTACTTCGTAGTTGATCAACTCCGAGATGTCTATGGGGAGTACGTCAGTGTTAAAATCTCTGATAGGTTTGCCACTCTTTGCACGTTTCTTTGCGAAAGACCGCCAAGTCTTCAACTCGTCCACAACCTGCACTAAAAGAGCACTATCCTGGCGAGTCTCGTCATCATGGTTATCACCACGAGGCGGGTCCTGATCGTCAAGTGTTGGCTCTCCTGTGTTAGATGGTGAATCTGGTTCTTCTTCACGTCCCCCAGGCTCGCTACCCTGCGGATTGGTAGCCTCTTGCGCCTCCATCTGATCTATAAATAGATCGCCATCTTCCCGTTCATCCTTTCCAAGCTCCTGCCGAATCTCGTTCGGGTTCAGGACGCCCATACTATGATAACGCATATGTACGGTCGCTTTCTCCACCTGGGTCAGGAAGTCCGGGGTATTAAATTTAAACTCCCAACCATCATAAGCAAACTCACGTTCGTGTATCTGCTCATAGAAGGCAACTTCAATCATACGGAATAGTGGTTCCATCTGGGTCTCGTGATACTCCCGTCTCGACTCTCGCATGTTTGCGGAGGAAAGGCTATCAGTGAGCCCTAGCTTGGTTCCACTAACACCAGCAACTGCAAGCTCCTCTTCCCGGGCCTGTACTCTTGATTCCTGGTACGGTAGTCCGTCTGGAAGAGGTCGTAACTCTTTCACATCAAACTCACCCTGAACAGCAATAGCACTTCTACCTGTGTTCGCTGCGCCACCATGCCGGGCCTGGATCTCCTGAACAAACTGGTCAAACCCTTCGTCAGAAATATCCTCGGAAAGCATGTAAACTACTTCCGGCCTATCCCGGTTCTTCATGTATTCCCTGGCGGAGGTCATCAAGTAAAAGTCTAACGGTAACGTCAGGTCAGCAATTGACCTGATATCTGTCCCTCCCAAGGGAGAACCCTCAAAGTCTGGGTTCGTTATGTAGACTAGATCCCTTGGGTTTTTAAAATGTACCTGTGTCATAGGATCGGACGTAGGAAACTGTATGAAAGCTGGGCCGTCTTTAAAGTTGCCTGACTCATCTACATTAGGAACAATCATCCCTGGTAGAAAGTCCATACCTACAGGCCTGTCGTTTCCGTCCCTCAAAATATGAAACCCAGCTTGTCCGAAATACCTCAAGTACATGACTGCAATCATGAGCTTGTGTGCAAAGTTTTGGTAGTCTTTTATATTGGTCCAATCTTTATTCTTAAAGGAATAAAACTCCATCAACTTCCTGCGCTGCAGGTCTGGAGGTTCTGATTTAGCTTCTGGATGTTTAGCAAGATACCACCAGGAACCAACTGCACTTTTACCAACAACACTAATAGCAGCACGAAGATAACCATGCTGCTTGATTGCCGACATCAACTCCCAAAACTGGTTGAATCGTTGTATTGTGGGATTTAGGTCTTCGACCCTTATCTTCTGACTACCGATAGTGATCACACCACGATCATATTCTTTAATAACACTAAGCTTTTTGCCTGTATTTGGTAAATCCCTGTTTCTTATTTTATACGCAAAATCTGCCACTAATCCCTCCTCGAGACAGAGCAACCCTACTAACTTCAATCGATTTTGTATGGGAAAAGAAAAGAGCCCAGATTTTTGATCTGGGCTTATTTTTATACTGCCCTATAGATATCTTTCATCTCTTTGAGCCAATCTCTAACCTCAAGAAGATTAGGGGTAATCACATCAGAGAGCTCTTTTACAAAGTCCCAGTATCGATCATCCTCTCGACCAGAGTCTATGCAGAAAATGATCTTCTTTCCCAGGGCCCGAGCATACCCAACTTCTGCTGCCATACCAACCCCGCTGGGGTTATCCCGGGACAAGTAGGCTACCAGGATATCGCAGTGCTCTATGGCAGTAGTGTCCCAGGTAGTGTACTGGTCAGAGTATTTCAGGCCATGGGTCCTGGGATTAAAGAAGTATATTTCTTCTGGAAACTCCCGGATCAGCTGGCCCTGCCAATCTGTTCCACGCATCCCCCCCGCTAAATAGACTTTAAGCATCTTATTACTCCTCTACAATCTCAACGTACCTGCTTATTTCTGATAGGGGCACTGAGTAAAACTCGTCAGGTTCCTCTGTATATCGATTTTCAGACTTTATGACTGGGGCACCCTCAATAACTTTACCGTCAAGAATCAAAAGAAATTTCAGGTCATCTCGAACAACAAAGTAGTAGAAGAGTCCGGCCCTATCTATAAACTTCTTTTTCCTGAAAGGTACGTTTACTGTCCTAAAAGGGAATGGACCGGACTTCCAGTTGGCTCGCCTTTCTACGTCAGCAGTGAAACTACTTCGCACCCCGTAGTGTACAAGTAAATCGACATCCTTAGTACCGAAAGGATACAACACAATGTCCCGGATACCTGGGGAGCTTTTCAGAAAATCCACCACAACTTTTTCAGCGGGCTTTCCATACTCGTCGTCCAGGGACTTGTCATAGACTTTCGTCATCTTCCCCCTGGTACTCAGGCAACGGAACACCATCAGGAAACAGCTCTGGGTGCTCGAGCCGGACCCAGGCAATAAAAGCATTCCCGATAATCTTTAGCCACGTTTCCTGGTTAATCAGGTACTCTTTAGCAGATGTCAAACGCCCAGAAGGCGTATGAGATATACTCATAGTGCCCGCATAGTAATCGTCAAACCGACCGAATATGCGGTCATCCTGGTCAGGGTACTCTCCCCAGGGTACAACAGGACGCCGTAGCCACTCGTCCCCCCAACGCTCATCGTCTTTCCTCATCCTTTCTGTAAAGGCGATAAAAAACTCCGGTAAGAAATCCAGTATACTTGGCATTATTTTTCTCCTCTTTACTCATTTTTGTCCTCCAGGTATATCACTTCCGCCTGGAGTCTTAAAACCCTTCTATAGGCTATTCTTAGAAGGGATACTACCTCCTCATGGTCAACCATAAGGCGATCATATTCCTGCTCATTTATCTTTTCATCCATGTATAGTTGGGTTATATTCTCCAATACGGCAGACAAGGTTTTATGAATAGTATCAGGTTTCATTAGAAACTCTCCTGAACCCAACCACCGGGCCACCCACCATTGTACGCACTCTTTTTCGCTATGTGTAACCGTTGACCCATTATGTTACAGTATTCCTCAGAGATTTCAATACCGATAAAATCCCGTCCCTGCCGGATACACTCCACTCCTACCGTCCCAGACCCGGCAAGTGGGTCCAAAACTAATCCCTGAGGAGGACTGAAACACAATATGAGGTCTCTGGCGAGAGCATCTGGGAAGGTAGCGGGGTGCTGCAGTTTCAGCTTATCCCCTTCACTATTGGAGGTGCTGTAGGGCCAGATCGTTCCTCTACATTTGAGGTCTTTCTGTTTGGTTGGCTCTATGGGGATCAGGTCTCCCTGCGTCGTTCTCTGCGTACCACTCCACACCTTCCCAGCATGCATAGCCGGGATCTTGAGGGGCTCTTTATCGAAGTACCCCGGCCTCTCGCCTTTGAAGAAAATCAGAATGTATTCATGGTCTACCCGGAACCTCTTAGTCCACCACGCACCGGGCTTACCATGTCTCTGATATATCACCGTCTCAAACAGGTTGAACCCAACCCGGTCAACCCAATCAACTGCTGTCTTGAAAGTTGTTACAGATTTCTTGCGGTCTTTAGTCCCATCCTGGATCACCATCGTGACCCATCCTCCTGGCTTAGTAACCCTGTATAACTGGTCACCAAGAGCACCGAGGTCCAGGTCCCAATCGTTATTGTAGTCTCTGATAGCATCATAGGGAGGACTGGTTACAGTGAGGTCAAACTTATTATCACCAAACATCTGCAACGTTTCCAGACAATCCCCCTGATATATATCAGTATTGACCATTAGAAAACCTCCGCCAATCTATCCAGGACCCAGGTAAGCGCAGCAAGAATACTAGCTGGCATACCAACAAAAAATCCCATTACCAGGGCTGCAAGTGCAGGTACACTTGTTCCGAAGTACTGGGATAATAGATAATTTATGGACATGTACCCTATAGTGGTATTATATACGACAATGATTGTCAGAATAATGGTAGTCCATGTCGTGCATGATCGTGTGTTTTTCTGGTCCTGTAATGCATAGTTAAATTTATATCCACTCATATTATTCCCTTGAAAAATTTGGGGGCAAGGGCCTCGCAAACCCTCGCCCCCATCCGCTAAGGAGGTTCAACATGTAGATCTATTATACTATGGATACTGGATCTTGTCAAGCAAGTCGGGGTGACTCTGAAAGCAGCTCCCTTAACTTGTCGTAGTTTCTCTTTACAACCTTTGCGCCTTCCAAAGCATCATGCACCTTCGGCTCTTCCTTTACACCCAGGGTCCTGGATATCGTGTGACCTCTCCTATCGTCACTGATAGGTTTCACCTTGCCACGCCGGATAGCCTCAGAGTACATTGACCGCACATCAACGGGTCGCTGGTAAGGAACGCCCAGGTAATCAAGCTCATCCTTCATAAAATACTTGAGAAACTTCATATCAAATGTCGGATTTTGCCCAATCAATACGCACCCTTCGATGCCACACCGGGACAAGTACCTTAAAAACTCTTCTTTAACTTCACTGTAGGGCTTGCCCTTCTCCTGGAGGGTTTCCCAGGTGAGCCCATTCACTTCGATCGCTTTCGGGGAGGCCTTCATGTATTCTTCGTTGGTTGGTAAGATGGTCATACTAAACTCACCATCTTCTGGGTCATCGGTCAGGCAACCAATCTGCAGGATAACAGCACCTTGACTGGGTTCCAGACCGCTGGTTTCCAGGTCAATGAAGAACCTCTTCTTCGAATCCTTTTGTATTCTCATCAATCCACTCCTCTATTTCCTCTGGTGTCATATCTTCCACACTGGGGCCTTCAACAAAAACTGAAACATCCTCATCAATCAGGACGCCATGTATCAGGTCTGATAGGGATATAGGCTCAGCTCGCATCCCCATCACCATAACGACACCGTTCTCGTTTATATAGGGTTTGAACAACCCCTGTTTGGTTAGGGCAAACAACTCGTCTGCCACTGACTGGATGGCCTTAGCAACCAGCAGGTCGTAAATCTGATCTTCTTTTAGTTGTCTTGGTACCATGTTAGCCAAATAGGCCATGTCAAGCTCACGCTGTGTTGTCATTATCTTCTCCTAAAAGATCATCGATGGATGCAAACTTATCGTACTCCCCATTAGCAAGAGCCTCCCGGGCATCCTCCGCTGTCCCGGAGATCTCTTCGGCTTTCTTTTGCACCTTCTCGTTTGTAAACCCAAAGAAGGTTAGCTCATAAAGTACGTGGGCAACTGTTTCCAGGGGAGGGAGGATCGTGGAAACCTCCATCCCCATCAACTCTTCCCAGGGGGTTAACTCTAGCGCATATCCTATCTCCTTTTCTAAAAACTCCTCACTGAAACCATCCTGAGGATAGTTGTCATCCTCAGCGTATTCTTCGCCGTATGTCTTCCCGTTCTTACCATAGACGTGGCCCCAGTAATCCACATCTCCGTCCGCACCCAACTCTTCAACTATCTCAACATACATAACCATTGGATTTAGTACTGGGGTTACTTCGAGCATCTCTGTTAGCGCAGCAGCATACCCCTCCAGGTTATCTTCCTGGTCCGGGTATTGTGCAACGATCTCGTCTGCGATTTCAAACCACCCGTAGTCTTTCTTTACTTTGCGAAGGTACTCTTGTAAGATCATCCTAGCTCCATTATTTTCATTTTGTCTGCTTGCACGATGAACACGTTCAAATCCTCGAACCATCCGGTGTCTACAAGCTTTGCCGGGTCCACGTCTTTGGGAACAACTAATATGTAACTCTTATTGGGGTCTAACTCTTTCGCTACTTTTTCGTAATCTGGCTTAAATATCTTACTCAAAAACGACATCGATTTCATCTCCTGTGGGGACTAACATGTACTCAATTATAACAGGTTTTATGGTTTTTGTATAGATACTTCTTGTTTTCAATGCTGACTTACAGGCTGCTGCCGTGGTATAAACTCGCCCGGCCTCACTCCACTGGGGGTATGAGCCCCTCCCGGTCATGAATAGTCCGGTCTTTTTGTCCTTTATTTTGAACACTCGCTGGCACATTGTAATCTCCAGTAAACCAGAATGCACACAACAAAACGAAAAAAATTGCGACGAGAGTCGTAGATACTAACATGTTTATGATCTCCTTAGCTTAAGCTATATTTAGCTCAGTATACTGTACTTATATATGTTCTTATATTTAGCTGCCTCCGGGTGCTCTGGAAATGAGAGCTCGAGAAAAGCCTGGGTTGACCCCTGCATAGAACATAGACTCCCCCCTACCCGCAGCTATAGATAGCTACTTAGATAGGGGGGAAGGATTGCATGAGCTGGCGTTGCCCGAGAAAGAAGCTATCCCGAGAGGGCGATTAAGAATGGGAATACCATTCGCCAAGTACCCTTTTACTCCGAGCATCCTCATCATGTAGACTTTAACTCGCCCAGGTCTGTCTTTACCGAGTGATTAATCTGTTATCTCTTTCCTCAAGAGTTACCTAATACTCTACATGATCCCATACAGGACGGGGGGTTTCGTAAGTTAACCCTGCTCTAATGGACACACCAATGCAGGTCTGGGAGTGTGCCCATAAGTGGTGAAGTCTAGTCACCTGTCCGTCAGCAACTGGCCCAGCGACCCTACAAGGGGTCCCCGATGGCTATAAAGAAATACATCTATGTAGAGAATGCTCTCTGACCGGAACATCCCAAATGTAAACCACCTTTAATTATATCACACTATTCTTATCCTGTCAAATGGAACCATTTCCAAGCAGGATCTCCGTGATAACCCAATCGACCACGTCTTGGGAATACTCTTGTACTGTTGTGATTTTGTAGGAAAGTGGAAAAGGTATCTCATAGTGAGGGTTATCTCTTCGGAGTAGATACTCAGATAGCTGTTCTTTTGGAACCTCCGCAAGTTTGCTTACAATGTAGACGATGTCATCTTTTGGAGGTCGATCACTATCATCTATTTCTACAATCTCTTCTTCGACCGTTTCGCCAACGATAGCAACTTTTCCTCGCTTTCCTTTATCGATATCCATGGCAATACCCAGGTAACCCATAGCATGTGCCAAGTGGTCCATTCTCAGCTTTCTGTAAACACCAACCTCTATTATACCAGATCTTGTGGTGCGCTCTTCGACATCTCTCTTCAATGCTGTGACATGGTCAATCAGCAACTCTACTTCTGGGCTCAGGTTTGGAGGCTCTCCGTATAGTTGCCACTCACCCTTCTTTATGCTTTCCATGAGATCGTCAAACATAGTTGTTCTGTGCAAGGTTACGTTGGTAGTATATTTTTGCCCTTGCTTGTTTGTCTTCCAGCGGGTCTTCTGCTGCTCGATATAATCCGCAGCCAGCAACTTTCCAGGGAATGTTTTCTGTAAAGTAAGGATTGGGTGCCTGTTCGGGTTCCCGTCCCATACAGCACGCTTGATGCGAAACAACTTCATCAACTTTGCTGCACGATCGAAACCATCTTCCATGGGGATAAACTCGATATGCACGATTTTACGTAACCTGGATTCTGGTTCAATCTTCCCAATAACTACCTGGAGCTCGTTGCCCTGGTCCAGTCCCATATAGTATTTGGACCTGTCATCGGGGGACATTTCAGGAAGGTAGGGGTCATCAAAGCAGGTTACCAGGAAGTCTTCACGCTCGATACTACCACCTCCCAACTGGAAAGGCTCTCCAAGACGCTTGCGGTAAAACTCCAGTAGCTTAGTCTGGGGGTCCCGGTACGATGCGTATAGCTCGGATGCCGGGTGTGTCATCATTTGGCTTATGTGATAACCACGATGTTCATCGCTCTTATCGGGCTTTTCGGGTACCCATTGTCCGTATTCGTTGATCTCTTCTACGCTCAACTCCCGGTCACACTTGGCACATCCATAGTAAACTTTGGTAGGAGAATCTGGAGATCCCAAAACCTTAACATTTACATTGAAGTCCAGCACTTGCTGCTCTCCACAAGACGGGCACTTCACCATCCACTTCCTCATGTCAGTATTGGAGTAGATAGCATTGATGCCATAGTTTGCCAAAGTTGGGGTAGATAACGTGTTGCTCAGTTTCCACCTGGACGCATCCAAACGGTTGAGAACCGTAGCCATGTGATCGATGTTTGATAGGTCAACCTCGTCAATGATAGCCATATCAGAAGGTAGCATACGGGGCTCTGTAGTAAGCTCCGATATGTACATATAGCTATTACCTATTCTTTTGGCATGGTTGGAGTTTGGCTCTCCCATCAGACCACTTAAGAACGGGGAGGCCTGGATAGTTGGGTCTAAACGTGTACCAGAAAAGTCCCCAACATCTGTCAATCTGGGTAACGTGTAAAAGACACGCACATTCCAGTTAGACAGGAAGTGGAGGGCCTTTACCATCATCAGGGTAGTAATCCCTGCCTGAGTGCTTTTTTGGATTGCTAACTTACGTGGCTTACCGACCGGGTACTTCTCTATCTCCCAGGGATTTCCGACAGAGTATATCTCGGGCAACCATTTCCAGACGTGCCAAGACTTGTCGTCCAGGAGGTCTATGTTTAGGATGCCGAAAGATAAGGGGTCCCGGAGGGCTAAGCTTTCTAACTCAGTCTTACTTACCATTCTTTGGTATCTCTGCGTACTCTGGGGCCCATTCTGGCTTTTCCAGTGCTTTGCAGAAAACCTTTAACATTGACAGTGTGTAGTCCTGGTACTCCCTGGTGAGATACTTCACGTCCTCGCTTTCTACGTTTGGGTTTAGGGTTATAAAAACATCCCTGTCCGGCTCTAGCTCTCCATCAAACCAGAGCACCCCGGCAAGCTTTTGCCTGTAGAGTGATACTGCCACCATGTAGTCTGCTTGGTTATCATTTACCGTCTGGTCAAACCGCATACCGTATGTGTGCAGGAAGTCTTTTGCCTGATCGTCACTGTTAAATTGTAGTGGACTTTTCAACCACATTACCATTGTCATTCTCCTCGATTTTTGCTGCACGAACCGCACCCTGTTCGAGCAGATATACTACTTCATAGTCCTTTGTGGACATGTTGTGTTTTGAATATAAGTGGGCATGCAGAGACTTGTACCTGTTACCACAAATGTGGCACAGGGTACCGTCAGCACTTGTATCAAGTTTGCCCATTTCTCCATAAAGGGGACTACCATCGTCGCTCAATATTGGACCGTCTTCCACCTTCTCATCGATAACTCTGTAAGTAGTCTCTACAGCATCGATTATCTGCCCATCATTCTGCTGCTGGAGTTTGTCGGCTATATAATCCAGGGCGTTCTCCTGGGCTTTAAATACCGTATCCCCCAACTCGTGAGTAACCTTTACATCTAGCTTTTGCCCAGAGAACAGTCCGATAACATACCGGGACTGAGCAGCAACAACACTTAGGACTTTCGGGTCAACAAAGTGCTGGTTACCTTCATCATCCCAGTAGGCACCACTCATGCTCAAATCCAGGATCTGGTCAGACCTGTTTACAGCTTTTAGAAACTGCTGCTCGAGGCGACCCATTCTCCATTTTGTCAGCATGGATCGTCCCTGGGCCAACGTCGCTGCCATCACAGGATATTTTGTAATCCACCTGCGAACAGTTGCTGGCTGCACGCCAACCTCGTTTGCTACATGATGTATTGGGAACCCGACAAGTAGAAGCTCTGTAGCTTCCACAACATTCTCCGGGATCTCCTCGTCTTGGTTTATTGTTTCAACAAGTCTGTCTACTATTTGGCCCCACTCTTCATCAAGAACAGGTACCATCGCTTTATCGGACATTCGTAATTACCCCCTCAAGGTCCGTAATGTCGAGATTAATCTCGTAGGAGTTTTGTTTCTTTGTTTGCCTACGTTCCTTCTGGGTTTGTCTCCATAAATAGCGTAGCCAACCGGGCCATTGGTAGGGAGAGCTTCCGTAGACCATTTCACATTCACTGCAGATTGCAAATTGCCATGTTATCGTTTTTCCGCAGCCCGCTAAACATTTATGAGCTGCCATCCATGGCCTCCCTGATCTCTTCAATTGCTTTGTGATAGATTGCGCCAATTGCTGCTCGGGTAAGTCCTATTACTCTAGCACAATCTAACTGGGTATGTCCGGCAGAGATCATCGCCAGGACCACCTTTTGTTTGGGTGGCATCACTGCCACCGCATCGTTCAGGGCTATGTGTTCGAAGATACTATCTTCATCAGTGTAATCTAACATAATCCCCCCTTTTTAGATTTTTATGATATATATAATAATTATACCATAAATAGTGCGAAAATGCAAATTGACTACATAAGACACTTATGTTACAACTACCAACAAAACCTCAGTTTCGGTAACAGTTATACTACAATACTATTGTTACTGAAATTGAGGTTTGCATTTATTTGGAAAGTGTGCTATAATTAAGTATCTCAAATTTTAGGAGGCTCAAGAAGATGAGCATCAAAAACCTTTGTATATTCTCTGGGTTGGTTGGTCAGGACCCGGAGATGCAGTACCTAGCCAACGGGTCTGCCATCGTGAAGTTTGGCGTGGCATCCCGTAAGTCCTGGAGACGGGATGATGGCGAATGGGAAAGCGAAACCACTTGGTTTGACTGCGTCGCATTTGGGCAGAAAGCCGAACGGATCATCTCTAAAGTGCAGAAGGGCACCCAGGTGTTCGTTGAGGCGGAATACCAAAAGCGAGAAGTCCAGGACGACGAGACCGGGGGTAAGCGTTACTTCCACAACTTCAAAGTCCAGAACATCGAGTACGGCAAGGGCGTGATCGAAGACGCTGAGTACGCCCCCTCCTCCGAAGGTTCGTCCTTCGATGACGAAAGTGTCCCCTTCTAGTTACGGGATAAGCCTGGAAACCTTTTCCAAACTGCTTGAGGAGGATGTGGGGGACGACCCCACCCTCCTCATCGCTGTCTATTTGGGACTGGCGTACCAGCAAGTGCAGAAAATAGGGGAAGAGGGGGTTGACCTCTCTTCTCTTATTACCCCGTCCCTGGAAAGAGCCTGGAGAGAAAACATCCACGTCAGGCACACTGAAACGCCAGGGACATTGAACACCGAAATCTTAACAAAATACGGAGCTATCAATGCCTCTACAACTTCCGGTGATAGTGAACCAGGAACCCCTGGTAGTGGGGACGCTGAAAATCAAGATCAGCCTCCACAGAGAGACAATACAGGCAGCTACAAAACAAGGTATAGACGCCGAAGAGTTGTCAAACCTCGTGGCTCAAAAAGAGATGGAAGTAAGGGAATACATTGGTAGTTTCTTCGAGGAAACCGAATGACCCAAGTCCAAATTTGGACTGATGGCAGCTCGGACTGGAATACGAAAATGGGGGGCTGGGCTGCGGTCCTGTCCACAAACAAAGATGGCATACAGATAGTTAGAATAATGGGGTCGCATTTATCCGATACGACCAATAATGTTATGGAAACCTGGGCCGTCCTGGAAGGGCTCACTGCTCTGGTAAAGCCCTGTAATGTAGAGATCATAACGGACAGTCAATACGTGATATACGGCATGGCCCGGATCTTCAAAAACAAAAAGATGCTGGAGAGCAACACTTGGTTATGGGAACAGGTGCGGGACGTTGTCAAAGAGAGCCAGCACCGTATCACTATGACCAAAATAAAGGGACACGATGGTGACTACTTGAACGAAGTTGCAGACCAAGTAGCTGTCCATTGCAGGACCCGACAGGCCTATGTTGATGAGGTTATACCGGACTTCAACCAGAGACGCCTGATCGACTTTATGGGAAGACTATGAGCTCAGTCACATATAAGAACCAACCCGGCATCGATAAGACAAAAGGCAAGATACCCCTGGCAGGTACAGAGCATCTTTACACTGTGTCCAGGGTCCTGTGGCCTGATGCCGTTGAAAAGTATTTACGGGAAAGGTTAATAGGATCGACCTTGCACGTCTGCCCTGGAAAGAGCATGCTGGGCGATGTCAGGATGGACCTCTTTGAAGAGGTGGTTGACGTTAGGGGGGACGCAGCCAAGCTCCCGTTTGCTGCAAACGCTTTCGATACTGTGCTGACAGATCCCCCCTACAACGGTAAGTTTCAGTGGAACCACGACATGCTGAATGAGTTGCACCGGGTTGCTCACCAGCGTATCATTTTTCAGCACCATTTTTCCCCGGTAAACAAGGAAGGAAAGTTTAAAAAGGCACACGTATGGCACCTGACAGAGGGCGCAATTGTACCCGAGATGCCTCGCAAATATCTTAAGGAAAATAAGACCCTTTTAATTGGCGTGGACAATGGTGGTGTGATTGTAGAAGATGATGGAGACGGTAAGACTTTCGACCTAACGGACTTGGTTTATTGGCAACCAAGAACGTACTTCGGAAGGGTCCAGTTGATATCTATCTTAGACAACCAGGAGGTGCTAAGTGCCAGAGGAAACAATGCCCAGGGAGGGTTTTCTTTATAAGAGGATAATAGGCGATTTAGCTGTTGTTCGCTTTCCAAAAGAAATGTTAAAGTATACCTTCAAGAAATGGCCCAACGGTATATATGAGTTTATAGGCATAGGATGGAGACATTACTATGTGGGCCTATTCAAAGCAGGAATAAAGGAGTGAGATTTGACTACCATTTATGTAGACAACAGAGACGACCTGCCGGACCGCATAAAAGATGATGTTTATGTAACAGAGAAAAACCTGATCCGAGCAGCATACGAAGAGTTTATCACTGGGCCAGTCAGTAATGTTCTGGATGCTGGTGCGGGGGACGGTCGCTGGGGTAGTCTTCTTTTGGAATATGTGCCAACTGCTACTCTGACTGGAGTAGAGTTACGCAGTGTGGAACAACCGTCAGAGTTTGATATATGGCATAACAAAACCAGCTTTCTGGATTGGGCCCCACTACAGACCCAGTGTTATGATCTTGTAGTGAGCAACCCTCCGTACAAGTTTGCAGAAGAGTTTGTGCGTCTGTCCTGGGACCTTCTGGTTCCTGGAGGACAGATGCTCTTTCTTCTGCGTCTGGCTTTTCAGGCCAGCAAGAAAAGGTACGAGGGCCTATGGAGTGAGATCTGGCCCACAGAAGTTGCTGTGTGCTCTTTGCGCCCGTCTTTCTATGGTGGAGGGACCAACGGCACAGACTACGGAGTATATTACTGGGAGAAAGACGAGACTACAGAAAAACCTGTGGGTGCCCCCAGGCTCTGGGTAACGTCTCTACTGCTGCATGAAAGGGATGACGATGGAGAAGTATAGGTTTCACATAGGTAATATTTTGCATGGGCCACAGCTTGCTGCGAAGGTTCAGAAAAGCATGGTCGAAGGCTATATCCCGGTACGGGAAAACCTGTTGCCATCTGACAACATACATCCTGGAGTGGTTTGTGTGGTAATGGAATATGAGCCCACACCTCCAGGGCTGTGGAGGGCGGTTTATGGTGGTTGGGTACCCCAAACCAAAGAAGGGAGGTAAGAAGAGAGAGGATGCCAAAAGAAAGCGTAACCTTAAAGTTTATAGGCATACCCAAGTCCAACTCGCAATCAATCGTGATGCAGACCGATGCACAATTTGCCATTTTAAGTATGGAAGGTTCAGGAGACGTGAGGAAGTACACCATGTTTATAGCAGAGGCAGAAGATCCGGGGACTTCCGGGAACACTACACATCGTTACTTTGTGTCTGTAAAGAGTGCCACCCTCCCCCAATCCAATTTCCTGGAGGGTCTGCTAACCTTAGTTGGGTAGAGGACATTCTTAGAAAAGCCAATGAAACCCCAATCAACACAACCTTCCGTAGCTAACATTTGTAAAGGATGTCAGAGAGCCTTTCCTATGCAGAAGCTTTTTCCACTAAAGGTTTCTGGAAAGTACTACGGAAACTATTGTAGAGCATGCTATATGAGGAGAGAGTTATTTATGACTAGCGAAGAGTTTGACTGGACGTACTACTATGCTGAGTTGACGAAGGCTAAGTCCGATCGCATCAAGTGGTTTATGGTTGGCGTGTGTCTAGGAGGAGCTGTTACGGCAGCGATTTTATTAACATTTCTAAACTTTTAAGGTTTGGGAATAACACTTTGTTTAACTGATCGATTGTAGTTAATTACGAGACTTTTGGAGTGCGTGATGGCAGACGCTGCGTGGAAGAAATTTGAGAGGCGGATTGCTGAGATTTTTCCGGACGGAAGGCGAAGGGGACCGGATACTCAGGGAGAAAGAAACCAGGGGAAGACTGATGTCGTATCTCCTGGATGGGCAATAGAATGTAAATTGCTCAAGACCGTCTCATTTGGGATACTACTGAATGCAGCTCTACAAGCCGAACGCAATCGGCTAGAACCCGATGATATACCAATAGCAATAGTAAAAGAATATGGAAGGCGGGACGAAAATGCCCTGGTAGTTGCCCAGTGGTCAACTTTTATGGACTACTTCAACCCTCACCCAACCAGTACAGGATGGCACATGTCTTATCTGCCAGCTCGAAAACCTACCATGAACCAGATATGGAAGACAGTGGTTGATTCAGAACGAGGGACCGATAGTATAAATGCCATCCCAATTGCTAAGATAGAAAAATACGGGACCGATGAAAAGATTGCAGTAATGAGGCTGCCCAGCTTCACCCAACATTTCGTCTCAAAACAATAAAACTTAATATTTTAGGAGGTCTACCATGGACACTTCTTGGTTCAGTGACCCTTTTGCCAAGGAAATCTTTGATACCAAATACAAAGGGGAACGTGAAAGTATCCAAGCACACTTTCGGGCTCTGGCTAACTCTGTGGCCCAAGCTGGCGGGGAACCCGCACTAGCAAAGAAATACTACAACTTGATGATTAGTAAGCGTTTTTCCCCAGGAGGCCGGATACTGGCTTATGCTGGCAGACCGAACGCTAAACTAAGTCTCATGAACTGCACGACCCATAAAATAGAAGGTGATAGTCTGGAAGATATTTCAGACACCGCATACACAATTATGCGAGCATCATCAAGGGGGCAAGGAATAGGGATCGATATCTCTAACTTGCGCCCTCTTGATTCCCCGGTAAACAACGCAGCCAGGACATCCACTGGAGCTATCTCATTTATGGATATGCTGAACCACGTTGGATCTACTATAGGACAGGAAGGAAGACGGGCAGCTCTGTTATTTTCTATCTCAGATAGCCACCCAGATTTTTATCGCTGGGGTGCCAAAGACAAATTGTGCCCAAATTGTAGTGGAGCTGGTTGTGACAGCTGCTCGAATGGATACATTCCACTGGACTTCCTCAACATCAAAAAACTCCCCGGCATGTCCAGCGCAAACATCTCCGTTAGGATCAGCGACGCATTTATGAAGTCTGTCCAGGAAGACCTGATGTGGAAAATGTACTTCAATGGGGAGAGTGGTGGAGAGAGTTTCAGGACTGTCGTAAACACACCTGCCCAGGATATCTTTGATACCCTCGCTACATCAGCCCATGCTGCTGCAGAGCCCGGGGTCCTGTTCTGGGATACATCCAAGAGATTTTCCAACTCAGACCTTTTTGGTCCGGAATGGGGGATAGCCGGAGTAAACGCTTGCAGTGAGCAGGTGTTAGACCAGGATGGGGTTTGCAACCTGGGTAGCATGAATCTATCTTCTTATGTTATGCAGCCCTTCACAAAACATGCTGCGTTTGATTATGATGGGTTTACCAGGGACTGTCGGCTCGCTGTCCGCTTTTTGGATTCTGTAATAGATCTGGAAGTTGCTAATAAAGGCTACATCACAGATACACAGTACAAGTCCCTTGTGGGCTTGAGAAGGGTTGGCCTGGGTGTTATGGGATTTGCTGACATGCTCGCTATGCTGGGTCTTAGATACTCCGCCAGCGACCTCACAACTATCCAACTTGTAGAGAATGTTTTTGCAGCCCTACGCAACGCAGCCTATGAAGAGTCTGTATCCATGGCTATGGAGAAGGGCCCTGCGGGGGTATGGTACCACGCTGGGGCAGAGTGGGACGAGATCGTAGAGAAGGGTTTCTTCGGAACCTTACCCGCATATTTGAAACAGGGTATCAAGATGTTTGGCACTCGGAATATTACACTTACCTCAATTGCACCTACAGGGACAATCAGCAATTTGTTCGGGGTTACATCTGGTATTGAGCCCCTGTTCGCCCCCAGGTTCACTCGACGTGTTCGCATGAACGGGGAGGACGAGTTTATTGAATATGTCCACCCAGGTATAAAGAGAGCCCTTGAGATGGGACTTCCAGAGGAAATCTACGAAACAGCATATCAGGTATCTCCGGAGAACCATATTGGCATCCAGGCTATCGCCCAGGCTCACATAGACCAATCGATCTCTAAGACACTGAACCTGCCCAAAACCGCTACTCCAGGCGATGTTGCTATGGCATACATGAACGGATGGAAAGCAGGGCTAAAGGGAATGACTGTCTATGTAGACGAATCAAGGTCCGAGCAGGTGCTATACGCCAGCAAAGACGAGGGAGAAGCTTGCCCCCAATGTGGCGGGGAGTTAATACACGAGAACGGTTGTGTCGATTGTAGTGTATGTACCTACTCGGTTTGTTCCATATAGGAGGTAAGTATGGGAATATCTGATACTATAAAAGGTACCAGTGCCAGCATACCCAAGTTTGAGACGCTGGATTTACTGGTAAACGGAAGTACTCCTGTGTTAGTAAAAGTCCTAGAAGACTTTACCTACATAAGTCGTGTAATACTAACTATGAGGTTCCCAACATCGACCCTTTCATACAGTGAGTTTGGAGAAGACACGGCCCTAACAAACGGGTTTTACATGCAGTACTCTGGGGCAACTCACACGACACTCATGGGGGATGACGCACCCCTAAAGGATAATGGGGGTTTCTTCCGCTTTGGCTACGATGTAGTGATCCAATCAGATGCGGTCGCTACACCAAACAAAATTTTATCGGCTAGGTGGTCCTTCGATAAATGGAACCCGCATGGCCTTGGAATGTGGGATGGAGAGGAGTTTGGGTTCGTCATTCGAGATAATATGACAGCTCTTACATCGGTCTCCGAGCTACTCGCTACAGTACAAGGATGGTTGGCCCACCCCTAAAGGGGGTTACAATGTCTGACGGCGTATGCCCTGTAATAGAGACACGCTCTCTACTTATAGATGGCACAGGTGGTGTGTATGACAAGGTTGAGAAGTCTTTTCAATATATAACAGAGGTTGTCCTAACAATGCGGTTCAGATCCAACGGGTTTGACTGCGAGAAATTTGGGAACGCACCTCCACTGGATAACGGTTTCTATTTGGTATACAAAGGAAACCACCTGGGTAGCGAGAACCCTATAAAAGCAAACAGGTACTTACACTTATACGGATACGACATCGGAATGATGGAACATCCAGACCCGAATAATCCCCCAACTCTTTTACAGAGGATCTACGGGGATTATTCTCGTATAATTGTCATCTGTGCAAAATGGCGATTCAAGCAATGGATGTTTGACGGACTGGGGATGTGGGACGCAAAAGATGAGTTTGGTATCATGGTTAACGATGACATGACAAATATACCAGACTTATTGGATCTGAAATACACATCGTTAGGATGGCATCCTCACCCTTGACCTCCACATAAAAGTATAGTATAATTGTAAGATGAATCTATACTTGGAGGCAAGCACATGCAAAACGACAAGACCGTATTGAAAGTTACCGTCATCATGACGGGACTGGTATTGATCACAGCAGCATTGCTATACTCACTACTGACAAGACCTAATCCAGAGGCTCTCCAGGCACAAGCTGCACTGTCACAAGCACAGGCAGTCGAATACCAGGGAGAGGCTACACTATTACAAGCTAAGGCCCAACTTGTGGACGCCTACCCAGAAACGCTCGATGCAGCGGGTAGCGCAGCCAGCGAGTTGGGTCGTGGTCTTTTTCTGACCGCCCTGGCTATCAGTATAATTGTAGTGGCCTTTGCCATTGGGATCGGGTACATCACAAGGAGTATGTCTAATGCGTACATGGAGATTAATGCAGTCAAAGTACTACCCATTGAAAACACAGACGATGCTGGCAACCTCATTCTTTGGGGTGCTCGTGGGATTGGGGATGTGGCTAACGATGGTACCAGCAAAAGCAAACGAACCGACCCCTTCATCGTCAATCTTGGAAACGATAGTCCCACCACCAACGGCTCTCCCAACAGAGACACCAGAAGTTACGCAGAAAGAGCAAAAGAAAAGTACCTCAGAACAGTGCGGGGTATCGACCCTCTATCCGGATAGTATAAGACAGTGGTGTGACCTGATAACAAAACAATCCAAAAAGAGAGGACTAGACCCGGACCTTGTAGCTGCCCTGGTCTGGCAAGAAAGTGGAGGGAACCCCCAGGCGTACTCAAAGAGTGGTGCGGTAGGGTTGATGCAGGTAATGCCTCGAGACGGTCTGGCAGCATCCTTTATGTGTATAAATGGGCCCTGCTTTGCCAACAGGCCCACGATGGAGGAGCTCTTCAAACCTACTTTTAATGTAAAGTACGGAACCGAGTTTCTAGGTAATCTGGTTGCCCAGAACGGCCTTAGAGAGGGGTTGCGTAGATATGGCCCGGCGAACGTCGGATACTATTATGCGGACAAAGTGCTCGGTATCTACAACAGGTACAAACAATGAGCGAGATAGGCGATAACTTTATCTTTACGCACATTACCAAAACCGGAGGCAACAGTGTACGAGAGACCCTCCGACTAAACTACAATACCGTTGTCCGAGAGCCCTATCATGGTAAACCCATGAAAGTAGATAAGGATCTTGTGTTTACTTTTGTACGGCACCCGGCCTTCTGGCTCAGGTCCTATTGGGCCAACCGGGAGGACAACTACTGGGCAGTTGGAGGTGGTACGGGTCTGTGGAACCAGATTACCAGGGAGTTGCAACCGTTCTATAAACCACAGTGCAGTGAGTTTATCATCAACGTTGCGAAGGGAAAGCCCGGGATAGTAGGCAGATATTTCCAGAAGTACTTTGTTGAGGGTATGCGAATAGGTAGGACAGAGTTTTTATTCTACGACCTCCTGGAGTTTCTTCCAGACATAGAGGTATTTGGGCCGACTACAAATGTACGTAATGACAAGCCCCCAATATCGATGGAGGCCTTCGAGACAGTATCTAGTAAAGAACGTTGGTTAGTGAAAAACTTTTACCCTGATGAACAAGAGTTATTAGGCACAATTTGGCAAGGAGAGACGTATGAAACCACAAGAGTTTAGGGGAGTAGCAATAACGACACCAATAAAGGTAGCAAAGTTGGCAGAGACTGCTATTCTACCTACGGTGCACCACGAGCACGATGCAGGAATAGACTTCTATGCATACTTCAACACCTATATAAACCCCTTCCAGGCAGAAGTGATCGACACAGGGATTGCTGTGGCTATCCCTACAGATTGTGTTGGGCTGCTGTGGCCTAAAGGCTCTAACGATTTTCTGATTGGTGCCGGGGTAGTTGACTGGACTTACCAGGGATCAATCATGTTCAAGGTTGTCAACTACACAGCAGAGCCCCTCTACATCAGTAAGGGGGAGGCTATAGGACAGATGGTAATCGTAAAGAATGAATCACCATCTATAGTAGAAGTTGACCAGATGGATCTTTTCCTGCGACAGACAAAGAGAGGAGGTACTGGTGGAATCAGTGGAACAAGCTTATCTGAATAAGTTATCAGAGCACGAAGCTCTGTGTGCCCTGGCGTTTGCATGCATCGTGTGGGACCTCCCTCCGTTGGACGAGATGTGGAATGAGTTTAACCCGGACGATCAGAAAGACGAATACTGGACAGCGAACATCATGTTTAGTGATAGCATCGTGGCTATCTCAAACTATAACCTCCATGACTTGTCCCAGGTACAGATGGTACTGACTGTCTTGGACGAAACCCAACATGACTTGGTAGAGAGAGTAAAGGAGTTGCTATGGTTGCCAGCATCCGAAGACAGCGAGGAGTAGAGGGCCCTCTGAAAGACCACTTCCGCTTTATTGCTTTTGGTGGTACTGTCGGAGTGGATATATACAGAATGTTGAACCAATCCCAGAAATCCTTTTGGGTTGTGGAGGTACCGACGGGCAGAAGTGCAGTAACACCCTGGCGTAATACCATGCTGCTGGATCCTCTCTTCTTTGGCGAAGAGGGGATGTCCCCCTACAACCTCAGCGTCATAGCGCATGAGTACATCCATCTGTTGCAAAGAGATCTAAACTACCCCAGGTACTTTCCAAGCGGAGGTCTTCGGCCTGGGAAAAATAAGAGGTGGATCGGAGATTCTACCAACTATATGGAAGTCCTGGCCTACATCGTATCTTTTGCTATCTGGCATGACTCTATAGAAAATGATGCCAAAATGGAACGTATAGCGAGCGATCTGCGCTGGCTTACCGGATACTCTTATGATGCCTGTGACTTTGTTGTAGATAAGTTTCCTAATGTTGGCATCTACCAGAAGAACCACGAACGGGAGATGAAAGAACCCGATCGCCGGATACCTTTTGGTGGTTGGGAATACTGGCTCGACCAGTTTGGGATGTCCCGACTTGCCATAATGAGGATAGGAGAGATAGTAAATGGTTGATGATGTGGAGATCTCATGGAAATAGAGCAACCAACCCCCCATGGAGTAGGCCCAGCAATTGCAGAGTTGGTCCAAAAAGATATCGATGCCAGGATGGAGAAAGGGTTACAGACCTACGGAGAAAAGCTACGGGCCCATAATGGCAGAGACCCCCTGGTTGATGCCTACGAGGAAGTCCTGGACTTAGCAGTGTACCTGCGCCAGGAGTTGTACGAACGATACGGAGAATAATATGTCCTATATGAGAGTTTTCGAAACAGAGGCAGAAAGGTACTATGCGCCCAAGTATGTATACAACCCAACCAGCTTGTTATTGATGGTTGTTGGTGGTTCTCGAGCATACGGTATCGCATCTCCAACATCAGATGTCGATCTGTATGGTATCTGCATGCCCCCAATCCAGGAAGTATTTCCTCACCTCGCCGGGTACATCCCCGGGTTTGGTAAACCCCCTTATATGTTCGAGCACTGGGATCACCAGTCCGCCCGGTATGATTTCAATGTCTACTCCCTGGTGCGCTTTTTCAATCTTGCGTCCCAGGGGAATCCAAATATCATCGAGATCTTGTATGCACAAGAGGTATTACACACAACCCCACTCGGAGATCACATCATCAGGATCAGGGACATCTTCCTAAGTAAAGAGATCATCCCAAGATTTATGGGATACTACTATAGCCAGAAAGAGAAGATGTTCAAGTATGTTGATGCCACTCACATGGATGCCGGATATGGGACTAAGGCAGCATACCACTCTATGAGACTGCTGCTAGAGTTGGAAGATATCCTGACAACAGGATCAATCCATCTACAGAGCAATGCCCATTTTCTACAGACTATCCGTGAAGGAAAAACGGACCCAGTGGACCTAGAGGTGTTCTTCGGCATCCAGGAAAATAAAGTGAAAGAAGCTGCTAAAAAATCAGATCTACAAGCAAGTCCAAACTTGGACTTGATCCGTGGGTACATGGTTGGCATCATGCGGGACTACTACGATCACCCAATATCCTGGGAGTAATTGCATTATGCCACAATTTGTGGTATAATTAACTGTAGAACCTTAAAAACGTTTGTAGTATATGGGCCTGACAGGTTTCGACAGGCAGCGGATGCTAATCTACGGGCAAAAAACCTTAGACGCCAAAGATGCGTTCACTTTTGAAGAGGTCTTCGGATCTCAGCCTTCCCTTGCTGAGGCTTTATTCAGTAAGGCCGTTGTAACAGCGTAATCTGTTACTTAGTCTGCTGGGACTTTAAACCAGCTGGTGGAGACGCTTGTCGTCCTAGACCTACCTCCCGGTCTTGATAGGGAGGACACCCGTGAAGAGACCCGAAACTGTTTGGACGGGCGTTCGAGTCGCCCCAGGTCCACCTAGCCATCAAAGTAGCACAAGTGCACAAAGCCTATGACGGTGCCATGTTTGCGGATGCAGGACGCTGCTCTCCAAAAAAACTGGGTAAATGCGGTGATTACCAATCAGCCCGAGGAAGGTGACGAAATGATGGCATCCAGTTTATTGCGATGGGTTCTGGCTATCAAAAACATATCGCTCTTGGGTTGGTAGCTCAATGGGAGAGCAACTCCTTTGCAAGGAGTAGGTTGCACGTTCGAATCGTGTCCGATCCACTATGGCACATCATAAGAGAAAGAGACCGAAAAATCGTAGGCGTGGCTGCCTAATGTGCAAGCCATGGAAAATGAACGGGGCCCCCAGGAAGGATCGTATGAGACCCGGTGATCGCAGAAGGGCCCAAGAAGATGCTGATGTAGCTCAAAGGTAGAGCAGGTGTTTTGTAAACACCCGGTTGGACGTTCGAGTCGTCTCGTCAGCTCTTGAATATGCGGGTGTCGCCAAGTGGTAAGGCCGTGGCCTTCCAAGCCTCTATCGCAGGTTCGAATCCTGTCGCCCGCCCAGAGCCTATGGTGTAATGGCAAGACACAAAATGCAGGGATAGCGTGCCCGCTGTGCAAAAACGACAGGCCCCTGCTACCCACCTCTGTACTAATGGAGGCATGGACGGACTAAGGGTCTGCGTGTCTACCAGAGTAAAACTGGTCTGATAGTCCCGATGGCGAACCGCACTCGAGCAAGGTTAAAGATACGTTGTGAAATCGTCAGAATGTCCGAATACACGTTGGTAGCTCAACTGGAAGAGCACTGGTCTCCAAAACCAGCGGTTGCACGTTCGAGTCGTGCCCAGCGTGCCTAGCCCGGCAGCTCGTGTGGTAGCGGGCCCCGACGTTTAGCATGCCATACCTTGTGCCGAATGCAGAAGTACTGTAGGTACTGCAGATACCGAAAGTCGCTAACGCATAGTAAACTGCCGGGCTAAAAACTAACTCTAAGGAGTGTATATGAAAGCTGTGAAAGTCCTATTTATCCTGTTGGCTATAGTCATCCTGTCGGTGACTATTGTGGCTTGTCGGCCTGAACCAACGCCCACCCCAACCCCACCTATTCCTACTACGGAAGAGCCCACAATAACACCGACACCGTTTGAGCCTCTGCCAGAGCATCACGTATGCCTGGATGGACTGTCTTTTGCTGGTCCTGCTACGGTGATCGATGTGCAAGATGTGGACACCCTACGTATTGAGACCCCTTCCGGTAAACAAACGATTGACTTAGTCGGTGTGAACGGATGGTCTGACGCTGCCAGAGAGGCCTCTGGAAAAGCTTTCATGGAAGAGTTGGTAGAGGGTAAAGAAATTGAAGTAGCCCAAGATCCCGTAGTCCAGGTTCACAACGGAAAACAAGCCTTCTACGTATATGTAGACGGGATTTTCGTCAACTTACTGGTACTGGGAGAAGGGCATGCTCGCCCTCGTGCTGAGGTGGTAGACCAGCTGGTCTGTGCGGATGCTTTTATCGAGGCATCCAAATAACTAGTTTTTGGTTGGGGCGTGCAGGTGCACCTACCCTAGTGGCTGGACCTGCGGGGAACGATGCCGTTTAGGAGTAAGAAACAACGTAACTACTTACGTTGGAAGAAACCCAAAATATACAAACGTTGGAAAAAGAAATACGGGACCAGAATAAGGCGCAAGAAGAGTAGACGTAAAAAGTAATCTGTGGTATAATGGAGTGTGAAATGAAGACTTTTCTAATATGCCCTGTGAGAGGGCATGACATGTCTGAAACCCAAGAAGTTGTCGATCGCCTGGAGTATGCAGGTTTCGATGTGTATTGGCCCCCAAGAGACACTGATCAAACTGACCCGATCGGTCTGCAGATCTGTAAGGATAATCGAGCAGCGATCGAGGAAGCTGACATCGTGCATATCGTCTGGGACGGGAAGAGCACAGGCAGCTTGTTTGACCTGGGTATGGCGTTTGCTCTTGGTAAGCCTGTAATACCCATATCTTTACCCCCAGAAACCGAACACAAGTCTTTCCAAAACATGATCATGGCGTACTATGAGGAGTTACAATGGGCGTAGTCTTTGAAGAAATCTTTAAGATGTTGAACCACCCGATGTTCTGGACGTTTGTCTTCGCATCGGCTACCGGATATATCATCGTGAAAGCTGCGCCTACTATAATCTTCGGCGCACTGTACATCGTCTTTTATATCCTGGGAAGGATAACTTACTGGCTGCTCTTTTCAGCAATCTTTATATGGGAAGTAATAAAAAAGGCTCTTGGAAAATGAACCCTCCTATCAAGTGGCCCGGTGGTAAACGCTGGTTAGCTCCCACTATAGCGTCTCTTTACAAGGGGCACGAAGACAGGCCCCTGGTGGAACCTTTTGCTGGTGCGTGTGCTGTGTCGTTCCATATAGAGCCGGAAGTGGCCCTCTGTAATGACTACAACCCCCATGTGATAAACTTCTTCTGGGAGGTCAAGCAGGGTCTCGAAATAAACATGCCCATGGAGAACGACAGGGACATGTACTACAGTTATCGTGGAGAGTTTAATCAGCTCGTAATGTCCTATGACTGGTTAGGAGACCATGCTGCAGAGTTATTCTACTATCTGAATAAGACCGGGTACAACGGGCTTTTCAGGGTCAACAAGAAAGGTCGATATAACGTACCTTTTGGGTCCTATAAAACCATAAACTACCAACGGTCTTTTGAGGAAGAGGAGAGAGTAATCCGGGAATGGGAGTTTTACTACGGAGACTTCGAAGACACCCCCATCCCTCCAGAATGCTTTATCTATGCAGACCCTCCCTATGATGACGGGTTCACAGCATATACTGCAGATGGGTTTTCCTGGGGTGACCAAGTACGCTTATGCCGATGGTTGGCGTGGTATCCAGGTCCGGTTGTTGCATCGAACAAAGCTACCCCCAGAATCATAGACCTGTACGCACAAAACGGGTTCAAACTTCGGTACATTAGTGGACCCCGGTCAATAAGTAGTGATGGTAATCGAGATCAAGTTTTAGAAATCTTAGCAACGAAAGGAGTGTGACATGACTGTTTTTACAACTGAGACCTTACTGATGGCTTGTGTAACCCTGGCGAATGCAACAAAGACCTACTTCTCCCTGGTGGTGGATACCTCTGGGTATACCGTGTGGTCTGCAACAGAATACGTAAAGACGGACAACCTGGAAGAGAACCTACTCTGGGCTTATAAGAGGTTGGCAAGGGTCGCAAAAGACCAGGGCATGGAAATCGTTGATGTAGAGGTGAGTGTGGCATGAGTATGACCGGGGTCTTCACAGAAATGCTGTACCTACGCTGTGGTGAAAGCCCGTCAGGAGCTTTGTCCCTCTTAAAGGATAACCTTAAAAGGCATATCGGATCTGTTACTCTTACTCTTGCCGGGCTGCATACTGTAGTGTTCATAAAGAAACCAGAGATGGGTATGTCTGACGGTATAGAGACCCTAAAGATGGACTTTGTAGTA